ACCTGCTATTTTTATCTATGATAGACCCAAATGTATATACCAGAATTGACGTTAAATCTGCACTATATGAGTATCAAGATATCTTAGTAGATAGTGGAATATTAGATAAAGATTCCAATCCTCGTTCAACAATGTTACAACAAACTGTAGAAAATATGGGGTCTATTCAAAAAATATCCAATCACACTGCACAAGATATTTCTACACTAAGCAATTCGTTTACATTAACCGATAAAGAACAAATTCAAAATAGCACACCCAAAGTCAAATGTCCAGAAGGAAAAGAATATAACAGACGCACAAAACGATGTGTAAAGAAATGCAAAAATGGATACCATAGAAACGAAGATTTCAAATGTGTGAAAATTCCTAAGAGCAAAACACAAAAGAAAAAGAAGTCATTCGGTCCTTGTCCTGAAGACAAAGAACGTAATCCCAAAACAAACCGATGTGTAAAGAAATGCAAACCTGGATACAAACGTAATGATGACTTCAAATGCGTCAAGTCATAAATAATTGATAATACATATATTCAATTATTTATGCGTATGGGTTGCTTAGAAACTAGCACCGAAAGATCCGCCTAACAAACTGTTAGCAGCCATGGGGTCAACACCAATACCGTAATCCATAGCGGCTTGCTGATGTTGTTGAACGCGTTGTTGAGGAGGCTCTTGCATTCCATTACCTGCTTGTGTGCCTGCAACAGGAGCAGGAGGGAAAGTTCCTCGCTGAATACGAGAATCGTCTAAATTGTCAGCTTGACTAGGAGCATGTTTCGACTTCTTTGCCTTTTGTTGCTGCATTTCTTCTTCCTCATTAGGTCCATTAATGAACTCCATGACACGCTCTACCAAGATATTTACCTTGATACCAAGCTTGGTTTGGATGCTGAGAACAATCATCAAGAAAGCAAGGATGACATTAGTAAGAGTCAGGTTCTCATACTTGAATCCACTGTAAGTAGGGAAGTAAGTAATGATACGGTGAATCAAAACAATGCCAATGAATAACAGAGAAAGTTGGATCAATACTTCTGCTAAAAGTTCGAAACTGGACTTTTGGGCATCTGCTTCAGGGATAAAATGATGAATAGTTTTGTTTAATACAACAATAGGAACAACGCCCATAACAGCATATTGAACAACATTCATCAATTCGCCCATACTTTCTTCACTACTGGAAAATACATGATTTAAAAATGTAGGTTTGGTAACTTCACCTCCTTCTTGTAATAGTGTATTCATTTATATATACAAACATAAAGAAATTATATAAACATATATCTTCTTATAATTGTATTACTATGCCTCATCCTGAACAGCAGTATTTACAACTGATCCGTGATATTTTGGATCGTGGCCATGAACATCACGGACGAAATGGCGACACGAAAAGCCTTTTTGGAAATATGATGCGTTTTTCGCTAAAAGACGGCACCGTTCCCTTACTTACCACTAAAAAAGTTGCGTGGAAAACTTGTTTCAAGGAATTGATTTGGTTCATTCGTGGTTGTACAGATAACGACGATTTACAAAAGCAAAACGTACATATTTGGGACGGCAATTCCACCCGCGAGTTCTTAGATAGTCGCGGTTTAACCAAAAACGAAGAAGGTGATTTGGGGCCAGTATACGGTCATCAATGGCGTCACTTTAATGCTGAATATGTTGATCGTTATGCAGACTATTCTGGTAAGGGCATTGATCAACTACAATATATCATTGATAACTTGAAGACGGAAGAAGGCCGCGCTTCTCGTAGATTAATCATGTCTGCTTGGAATCCATGCCAATTAGACCAAATGGCACTTCCACCGTGTCATGTACTCGCACAATTCAATGTCCGTAGCGAAGGAGATAAACACTATTTATCATGCGCTTTATACCAACGCAGTTGTGATGTAGGTCTAGGTGTACCATTTAACATTGCGTCTTATTCTTTTTTGACACATTTGATTGCAAAGGAATGTGGTCTAATCGCTGAAGAGTTCGTCTATTTCATGGGCAATACTCACATATACAATGACCATATTGATGCATTGAAAATACAAATTGAACGTGAACCACTCGCTTTTCCCAAGATGGAAATTCCCAGCAAAAAACCTTTAGAGGACTACAAAGTCGCTGATATTGTATGGAATGAAGAATACAAAAGTCATGAAACCATTAAAATGAATATGTCTGCGTAAACAAAATAAAAACAAAGTTCAATCATACAATATAGATTCTATTATGAGTACTTCGAATGCCGCTGCTATCCGTAGAAGAGTAGGAAATCAAAATAATCAACCACCGAGTTCTTCATCTGGTCTCAGTACTATTCCTGAGAACCCTGCAACAGAGAGAAAAGAAACTGTGAAAACTCTGACCATGACAGAAATGATTACACTACTCAATTCACGTGTAGTTGCACTTGAGAAGGGTACCAATCAGACTACTGGTGCGAATAATGAAAACACAGCCCAAGAACTTCGGTCTCTTGCCGATGAAATCAATATTCGATTTGAACTGTTTGCGAATGAAATTGCAAACCTGAAAGATACTGTTATGAAATTACAAACATATACCATGGATGTAAATAAGATGTTGATGAATGAACGTATACAAATACTTTCTAATGTGGAAAGAACAGACATCGAAGAACATGAAATGCACGACCTTGATGCAAGTATGAATAATGTATTTAGTAATTCTGAAAATGTAACGAGCGTGAATGTTTCAAATCTCGCAAAAGAGGAATTGCAAAACATCAGTATGAAATAAACTAATCTATGCAAATAAATTAAAAACACGCATTTATTTTGTATAATATAATATAATTCAATTATACAAAATGGCCGAAGATAATCATCATACTATTGAAAATAAGATCCAATCGGTACAAGACCAATACTATAAAGAACATACCAAGAATACATTTTTTAAAAAGGCTCAGAAAAAAGATTGTGCAAATAGGGTGGTTGACGAAATTGGACTGAATGCATTGATAGAAAAAACCATACATTATCAAGAAGGAACAAACATAATCTGGTTGAATTACCCTGTTTTCAAGACATTTGCCAGCGAGGACGTATATGCGAAACTCATTACCTATTTTGTGGAATTATTAAATTATGGTAAAAAATATTACAACAAAGTAGACCTTAAAATAAATTTGGATGGCCTGACTATTACTGGAATGGAACGCTATAAAAACTTTATTGAAACGAGTATGAATAAATTATCTGATAAGTATGACCATTTAATTGAAAACTGTATATTACTGAACGCTCCTACGTTCACCCAGCATCTTATTCGTATATTTTCAACTATTATTGGTTCAGACCGATTTACGTCTTTGCATACAAGATTGATTGTAATTGATAAACATTAAATTATATAAACATTAAACTTGTTATATAATTATAAAAGGAACTATGTCGAATCAATTTGCTATTACGAATTTACAACACGCTGACTGTTTTGTCGCATTATTTCAACATGTAAAATCGTTTTCTGAAAACATTAATATCATCTTTGATGAAGACAAGATGTATATTCAGTGCATGGATTCAAGCAAAGTATCTGTATTTGAAATATTCTTACCAAAAGAATGGTTCGACTCTTATGAACTTACAAACGACGCATCAGTAACTATTGGTATTAGTTCAAACATGTTGTTCAAAGTATTGAATACTCGAGATAAAAAGCAAGAAATTCGATTTTCGTTTGAATCCGAGGGAGACACCATTATCATTGAATTTCAGTGCGATGACAAAAACACATATAACAAAGAATTTGCGATTCCACTGATGGATATTGAAAGCGAAATGATGAGTATTCCTGAAATGGAAAGTACTGCCGATTTCTCTCTACCGTCGATTAACTTTGCTAATGCAGTAAAAGATATGAAATTGTTTGGCGATACCTTCAATTTATCTTGCGATCAAGAAAATTTGACTATGTCATCAAACAGCGAAGAAAGTGGAAAAATGAAATTGAAAATTACTACTGACGACTTGACCTCTTATGAAATCGAAGAAGATGCAGAATTGCAAACATCGTATAGTTTGGCCATTTTGTATAATATTTCCTTATATTCCAAACTGTCCGAATTTATTCATTTCCATGTCAGAGATGGATTCCCCTTGAAAATTGTTTACGAACTAGATAGTGAAATCGAAGGGGCAAAAATGGCATTCTTTGTTGCACCCAAAATTGAAGATTAATTCGCGTTCAATATATAGACAAAAAACAATATAATAGTGTATATTCAAATACTATATTATGTCTTTCCTAATCAACATATTGGTATTCTTTATTGTGTTAATTTTTTATTTACAATTAGCAGAGCAACACAAAAAAAATAATGATTTAGAAGTTTATCAATTAGACCATATTGAACGCAAAGACATGCACGACTATTGTCGTTTGAAACTACCGATCGTTATCAACTATAATAATGTAAACCCTGATTTTGTAACTCGGGTCAACAAACAAGATGTATTAACTTCACTTCGCTATTTACAAATTAAGAACGAAGACGATTTCTATAAAGAAATCCCGGATAACAGTTATGTTGAAATGGATATAAAAAACGCCAATATTTTGTTTGAAACATCTTCTAACGAACCATATTACACCGAGAAAAATGACGAGGCTATTCAATCATGTCCTCTACAAAAAGTATTCAAATCAAATGATTTTATGTTGAAACCTGATATGAACATAGTAAGTGAATATGATGTCATGTTCGGAAAAGAACACACGCATACACCGTTTCGTTACCATACACAACAACGCAAATTTATTTGTTGTCATGAAGGAACAGTTTCGATCAAAATGTCAGCATGGGAGAGCAGCGATTTATTAAATGCAACACACGATTATGAAAGTTATGACTTCCGTTCACCTATTCGTGTATGGAATCCGCAACCAGAATGGATCGCGAATGTGAAACAAATGGAAACCCTGGATATTGTCTTAGAAAAAGGATGTATGTTGTATATTCCATCTTTTTGGTGGTATTCTATCGAATTTCAAAGCGACTCTCTTATATCATCTTGTCAATATAGTTCTTTTATGAATTGTGTCTATAACATCCCTTCATGGGTCTTGCACTATATTCAAGAATCAAGTATGGAAGACAGATTAGCTAATTTAAAGGGTTATTTATCGGATTCTAAGTCACCCAAAGAACCCAACACAATTGAATCAACCACCGAATCTGAACCGTTGGTCAAAAAGGATGAAACAGAACCAATCGAACCAGAAATAGTTATCGAAGAACAAAATAAAAATGACATTAACGTAGAAAAAGAAATAAAAGATACATTAGATACTATCACAATTACGATTGAAGAAAAACAACATGTCTGAACATGAAGAATATATGCCTTTATGTACGGATAAAGAAGAAGAAGAAGAAAACCATTGTATTACATGTCGAGTCGAATTAAACAAAACACGAGACGGAACAACAAACACTAATTATCTTTGTCGTAATTGTTATTGGCGAGAACAAAACAAAAAGACACGGCAAGATATAATTAAGATGAATTGTTATAGTTGTGAAAATACATTCGATTGGGAAGATAGAACTGGAAATACGTGTAATGATTGTACCGAGTAAAAAATTATCAATAACATTGGCATTATTGATAACTTTTATTTTTTATAGGGGTTCTCTAATTTTAAATCTTCAAAGGTTTAATCAGTATCACTTTCATCAGAACTGTAATCACGGTTGTTTTGCGAAACATTTTCTCTATTTCGGTGTTCATAAGCAACTGTAATTGCTTGAATACGAGCATTAATCGCAACTGAACCACAGTTTCGTTGAGATGCACTGGGAAGGATAGTAAATGTGCTAGGTACAAATTTTTTGTTCTCAGTAAGTTTACTCAAATACCACCTCAATGCAGGATTAGTTCTGAAATCGTTATCTGTGTCTGTAATGAAGAGGTAAGCACAATAGCCAAGAAAACCTGGTAATTTACCAAATTTTTTACCTGGAGCATTATTCGTATCTAGCATCTCAAAATAATAAGCGAAGAATCTACGAATGCGAGATATACTATCATCATTGATCGGGGACTGCATGAGATGATAATTCTCTGAAAATGAAGTAATCAACGAATCGGTGGTTCCATGTGCAATTGCTAAAATAACCGCACACATATCAGACAACATGCTACGCGTTTTTCCAGTACCAATAGAACCGCAAAATTCCTTCATCTGATCTTTGAATACCTGTTCATTCAAGAACTTCAATACTACCATCGCTGGAGCATGAGAACATGCATGATACTTATCATTATGAGTCAACTGGCGACCATAGTTGATTCGGATGAAAATTTCTGAAACAATGGATTGCTCTTGTTGTCTTGTAAGAATACCGTTAAACGTAAGTTCTTCGAATGGAATCATGTAATTTGAAATAGCAGTGCGTAAGTTTGAAGGTAAATCCGAAAATGTACACTCACGATTGTCATATACAATAGTGAATTTGTCATTTGCAAATTTCCAACAACAAGTTAATCTACTCTGTCCATCTTCCACATCGTAAAAGATTGTAGGAGTAGCGTTGGTTGTATCAATACGAGTGGTCGTAATGATAGAATGTATCGGGTAGTTTTGGATAATTGAATCAATAAATAAACTCTCTTGATGCGAGGTCCATTTATAAAAGCGTTGGTGTGGTGGAATTCGATAAATTAACGAACCATCACAACCAGGATACCCAGTAGGGATGAAAGTTGAACTGGCATTATCCAGCAGAAACAAATTGTGGAAACTGCGTTGAACTTGATTACGATTTACGAAAGTACTCATGATATTAAAGGTTATACCGTTTTAAGATTTTACTGTATACATATAACATTCGAATCATATAATCAATTTTTTATCACTTATGTTCTCTTTACATCTTATTGACTACTACTTCTTTGATCACGCTTCGTATAATTCTATCACGAAATTGTTTCGATTCTTGTTCTCCAAAACCACCCAAAACCGTATCCGATAACCTCATGAACTCTTGGTTCTCTGGCGTATCCATTTCCGTATAATTCGGATGAATCTCGGTCCATTGTTTCATAGTTTTGCAATTTTTATTGGCTACCCGATCGACAAGTTCTTTTAATTTTTGCTTTGAGTTTTCTTCTTTTTCCCACACATCATTATCGCGAATATACAAAGTTTCCCGTTTCAAGTCAGTACAGTGAAGTGGACGCTTATATGTATCTAATTCTCGCAGTTTATTCACCAAAATTCGCGAAATACCGTTTACAAAACCCAAGCGGCCGGTTTCGGTCAAATCTTCCATATCCAATGTCATGCTCTCCAAAAAATCCGACATATTGATGGCATCTTTGCATTGTTCATTCAAAAAGAAATTTAAATTAAACTTGTTATTTTGCGTGTTGTTTGTAATATGTTTACCTTCTTTTACGGCCTCTAACAATTGTTTTTGCAGTTCTTGGTTCTCTTGTTGTTGTTCTATTAACAATTCTTTGAATTCTTGGTTTTGTTTGAGCAATTCCATCATCGCACTGTTATCAGTTGGTTGTGTAGATGAATGAGTTTTATTATACACTATATTTGTAGTGGGTTCTGTTTTTGACTGTTCTACACATTTCTTTTTGTGTCCCCACAAACCCATACGTGACTTATACTGTTTATTGCATACATCACACGTGTGCATATTTGGTGCGGCGTTTTTTGGCGTAAAATTTGTAAGATTTGTAAGTTTTTTATGTTTTGCAGTGGTTAAATGTCGTGACCAATCACTCTTTTTGCTGCATTTAAAGTCACAGTGTTTACAATAAAATTTATCGGCGTTTTTTGGCGTAAAATCTGTAAGCATTTGTAATATATATTGCTTACACAATTTTACGCCTAAATCGGTTT